GGAAGTCCCAGGCCACGACGCGGCTCTCGCCCCAACCGCTCGCCCCGCGCTGGTAGCTCGGGTGGCTGCGGAAGTTCGAGACGATCTGCTGCAGGTCTTGGACCGCGAGCTGAAACGCGCCGTTCTGGTGGCCGTGCCACTCGCCCTCGACGCCGATCTGCACCCAGACGGGGGCACCCGCCGGGGCGTCGGCCTCGGGCTCTGCCGCCAGCCGAATGGCCGGCGAGTAGCAGAGCAGGGCAGGGTCGGCGAAGCGTGGGCCCATCAGCTCACGTCTCGCTCGTAGATGACGGCGTAGTCATGCGCCCCGTTCGGCGTGGTCGACGGCGTGTAGGCCCCGTAGGGCAGGGACGTGGCCGCAGCGACGAATGTGCCTTCGCCCTCGGCGCCGGTGTGGCTGTGAGCGTTCTGCGTGGCGGTGTGCGCCATGTCGAACGAGTAGAAGAACCCGTAGTCGTGGGTAGCGTTGGGGGACGTGGTTGGGTCGACGGCATTCGCCGCAGCATCGACACCTGCCACCGCTTCGTCGGCGTCATCGACCACGGTCTTGTGAACGACCAGGCCCGTGGCCGTGCCTGGGATCGGAAGCCCGAGGCACGAGCCGACGCCGATCCCGATGTTGTCGCCCGCGGCGTTGCCGGCGAGACTGGCCACGGTGGCCGAGGTCACGGTGGCAAAGGCGTTCGTCGTGTCGATCGTCTGAGTGCCGCCCGTGAGGTTGTGCACCTCAGAGAGGGCCTCGCCGCCTGCACCGACTCCAACGACCGTGACCGTGCCCGCCGAGATCGAGGAGTCGCCATCCGTCACGCGGATTTGGAGCTTCCGGGGGTAGTCTGGCTGCGCCGCGATGATCTGCGCGCCATCGGCCAGTAGCACGTCGGCGACGATGGTCACGAGCTCGGCCGCGATGGGGTTCTGGAACCACGCATACCCGGTGTGCTTGACCGTGGTGCTTTGGTTCACCGCCGTGGCAGCCGCGCCACCAGTTCCGACCACCGAGCCATCCTCGATTTCAGCAAGAATCGAAGCTCCTCCGCCGCGCTGCTTGAGTTTGCTCGGGAAGCCGAACTTGTCGGCGATGCCTGCGGCGATCGTAGCGTCGGTGCCATCGGCTACCGGGAAGGTGAGGCTGGTGATCTCCGAGTAGCACTTGACGCTGGTTACCGTGGCGGCCGTCTGGGCTAGGTTGAGCGTCTCACCGATGGTCGCGCCGTCGTAATCCTTGCCGACGATCGCGACGTTGGCCGGGGCGTCTGCTGGGGTGACGCCTGCGGTCGTGAAGGTCAGCGCTCGAGCACCGTGTAGAGCGAGCTTCGTGATTCCGGCGCCCTTCAGGTCGCTGGACGTCCACACCACGATGCTGGCGACCGTTGCGGTGGCGGCCTTCATGTCGTCGACGGCGCCGGCTGCCGGGTTGGTCAGCTGGAGCACGTCGACCGCGAGGCACTTGCTCAGCGCCTTGGCAACGGAGTCGCGTTGACCGGACGTAGCTAGCTGCGGGTAGGAGAAACTCGGGGACGTCATGGCGCCGAGAACACCCCACGGGGCCCGAGCTGGCCCACCGCCACCGCGGGCAGCTGGTCCTCGGCGCTACGACCAGCCCGGATCGGGGAGGTTCGGCAGCGGCCCCGAGTGGATGTGTGGGGCGTTCTCATCCACCCACTTCTGGCTGCGAGCCACGATGCGGCAGCGGCAGTTGTGTCCCCAAGGAGTCCGAGCCCAGCTCGGGTCGTCGGCGCGCATCACCCAGCCGTGAACGTGTTGGTGCGTCTCTCGCTGGCGCGGCTGGCCGTCGTTGACCGTCACCGCCTGGCGCCAGGGCAGCGCCTCCATCACGTGGGGCTGGTCCATGTGCGCCCGGCGCCCCTCGTTGTAGCTCTTCATGGTGGCGTTGCGGTAGACCGTCTCGATGTGGCTCGAGGTAAGCCCTGAGTCTTTGATGCGCTTGGCGAGCGCCTTGCGGAACTCGCGCAGCCCATCGCCTCGCAACATGCTCTTGGTGATCTCGTCCTGGATGACCTTCACGGCCTCTTCGCTCGCAAGATGGGCCACGGTGAACGCGTGGGATTGCTCGGCCGCCGACATGGCGTCCCATGTTTCACGTGTAACCGAGCCGCGCTCGAGGAAGTCGTCGATGGCTTCCCAGAACCGCTTCGGCCTGAGCTTGCCCTTCGCGATGAAGCCGTTCGGGTCGGGGCCGGCGGGCTGGACCGGTCCGCTGATGCCCGTCACGTCGGGCACGTCGCCAGGCACAAAGCCTGTAGCGTCGTCCATGCCGGGTGGTGGTTCGGGGATGTCGATGGCGAGCAGGCGAGTGAACGCCTCGACGTCGACGGGCTTGTCCTCGGCGGCCTCGGCTGCTGAGTCATCGGCGCCCAGCATGGCGGCGCGGATACCGATGGCGAAGATGGCCGTCTCGAGCTCGCTCGGGTCCCAGTTGGCCGCGGCCTGCTCTACGAGCTGCATCGCTTCGGACGGGGTCTGCGCTTTGCCGGCTGCAGCCACCAGCTCGTCGACCATCGTCTGCATCGCGCCCCGCCCCGTCTCGAGCTCGGCGTCCATGACGTCGACCGGCGAGCCAAACGGCTGCGAGAGCAGGTGCGCGAAGCGGCTACCGAAGAAAGGGCGCAGGGGGGCGCCCCCACGCCCTGCCGCCACGAGCAAGTCGTCCTCGGCGTTGTCGGCGGCCTGGTCGGTGCCACCGGCCTCGAGCTCGCCAGCGTCGGCCGTCGGATCCTTCTCCGCGGCTTCGGCCTTAGCCTTCGGATCGACGATGCGCATCTTGGCTGGCAGCGGTTGTCCCATGGCGTCGGTGCCACCGGCAGAGTCGAGCACCACATAGGTCTCGTCCTCTTCGGGTGCGCGGTAGCCGGTCAGGTCGCGGATTTCCTCTTCGGCGACGGGCAGGCCCCAGGTGAGCATCTGTCCGATGTTGCTGAGTTCGGCGGTAACGTCGCGCTGTGCCTCAGCGTGCAGCTTGAAGCCTGGCGAGTAGCGGAGGTTCGACGGGCCCCAGTTGAGCCCCACGATGACGTCGACGAGCTGCTGCTGGATGCGGCTGGCAATGCGCCGGGCGTCGGAGCCCAGGCCAATGTCCTGCTCGCCCTTGTGCACGATGGCCTCGGCACGGTTGGCCACGGCGTCGGTCGTGCCGGTCTGCAGGAGCACGAGCTTGGAGATCTCCTCGTTGACTTCCCTGTTCGTCATCGAGAACAGATCGGCCATCTTGCCTTCGGCCTTGCTCAGCTGGAGCTTCATTCCAGGTGCGAGACCAGCAGTCGAGTCCTGCCCAAGCTTCTCGACTTGCTCGACGGCCTTCTGGATCTTGTTCCAGTCGATGGGCGCGTCCTTGTCGACCTCGATGATGCGCCACGGGATGGCGAACAGCTCGGTGAGGATCATGCGCATGCGCCAGCTGAAGCGCTTGAAGAAGCACCAGTAGAGCAGCCGCGGGCCGAGGCCTTCCTTCTCCTGGTAGTCGCCGAACATGCGCGGGCACCACCAGACGAACTTCCCCGGGAAGTCCTCGAGCGCGAAGCCGCTCTCGGTGAAGCCGCCGGCGTGGCGCCAGGTGTCCACGAGCCTCAGCTCGCGCGAGGGACCGAATGACAGCCGCCGTGGGTGAATCCAGTCCAGCGACTCGGCCTTCCAGCGGATGGGACCCGACTGCACCGCCCAGCCCACCTCGAGCGCAGAGCGACCATGAAACGCGCCCCAGGCGAGGTCGTAGAGCCGCTCGTTGAAGTCGTGGATCTGCTGGAGCTGGCAGCGCACCTCGTCGGTGATCATGCGCGCCATCGCCCGGTCGATGCCGTCGCCGGCTGCCGGAGTAAGCGACCAGTCGAGCGCGGAGACCTCGCCGAAGCGCTTGGCGAGCGTGCTCGAGGCATGCCCGTCGAGCGAGATCGACTCGTTCTCCATGTCGGTGATCGCCGCCATGAGGCCCGACTCGGCCGAGCGGATCGCCTGCTCGATGGTGGCCGGCTTCAGCGACCGGCCCCAGTAGTGCCGACCCATGATCTCGCTCGGCGGCGAGCGGCGGGGCACGAGCACCCGCAGCAGATCGGTGACGGTCGCGTCGCGCAGGTCGAGCGAATCGCCCATCGTGGTCACCAGACGAAGTAGGGCGCCGTGAGCGTCGTCGTGGTGTGTGCCACCCGCCGCACCCGCCGCTTCCAGTCGAGGCCCGCTGGGAGCCCGGTGATCGTCTTCACCGCGCTCTCTCCGATGAGCTGGCAGGCACAGTTCGCTGAGCCGCTGCCGGTGTAGAGATATCGGCACGGCGGATCAGCCCACGAGTCGCCCTTGTTCAGCGTCAGGTTCGCCACGGGGTCGGGACCGGTGACCGAGGTGATGGTGTCGAAGGGCTTGGTGCCCTTGACCGACGAGCCAGCCACCGAGGTGAGGGTCTCGCTCTGCGCCTCGCCGTTCCAGGTGCCCGTGATGACGTAGTCGCCCGGGGTGCCACCGCCGGCCAGCGCGAGCTCGGGGATACGGTCAGCCTCGGCGGATGACGGGTTGGTGAAGCCGCTCGTCACGTTGACCGCCGCCCCACCGGGGAACGCGGCGTGCCAGGTTGTGACTGCCAGGTTGATGAGCTTCTGAACGCGCCCTCCGTCGTTCGGGTGGGTCACATTCATCTCGGCCGGGACGGAGACGCGTGCCATGCGGCTAGCATTACGGTTCGGTGGGCCAGCGGGCCCACGGCCGCCGCTAGAAGCCCCCCGTGTTGCCCCCTAGCTCGGTCTGCCCGCCCGTGGTGACCTCGCCATCACCGCCGTTGGCAAGCTGGCCGTAGGCCCCTGAGGCCCCGTCGATCTGGTCTTTGAAGCCGAGGGGAAACATCTCGGCCTCAGCGAACCATGCCTCGTTCCAGCTACCGCGAACGACCCGCACGTTACCGTGCTCGCACTGGGCAGAGAGCGGCTTCGCTCGCGTGACCTTGTCACCACTCGGGACCTTCGCGTGCACGTCGAAGCCCTGGAGCGCCTTGGTGATGTAGTGATGAACCTCGACCTTGCCCGCCTGGCCTGGGTCCTGCTCGAGCACGGTGCGCACGTCGCCAAAGCGCTGCTTGTCCTTCTTGGTGCGTTCGACGATGCGGCGCTCGACCTCGTTCGGGCCGCCGCGGAAGCGGTCGATGTGCTCGATGAAGATCTGGCCGTCGATGTCTCGGCTCATCAGCACACCAGCCGTCCAGGCCGGGCCGGTCGTGTCACCGGGCCTCACCTTCGCCTTCTTCTCGCCCTCGGTGGCCGCGCGGTCCCAGTAACGCACACGGGCCATCGCCAGCCCCTCGGGGCCGCGCTCCACGATGTCGAACCACTCGCGGTCGAACATCTCACCCGGAGCGGCCCGGCTCATCCAGTCGCCCTCCTTGAGCTGCTTGCGGGTGACGGGGTCGAGCTTGTTCAGCCGGATCAGGTAGTCGGGGTCATTTTGCAGCAGCGAGGGGTTGTCCGAGAACAGCGCCGGGAAGAACGCTCGCGAGCTCGCGCCCTCGTCGGTCGGCCGGCAGGGCACCTCGACTCCGCTTTCGTCGGTGCGGTACCACAGCGTCTGGCAGCCGTCGGCGTAGGGCCCTTCGTGCTCGTCGGTTCGGACACCCGGGCGGTACAGCCACGGCGCCCAGCGCCGCAGCACCCAGTCGTGCCCGATGTCGCCGGGGTTTGAGCCGGATCGCATGAAGCAGGGCAGTCCAGCCGCTGAGCGCAGCCGGCTGAATAGGTACAGGTACTGGCTCTCGGTGAAGCTCGTCAGCTCGTCGAAGGCGATGTACTGGAACTCGTCCGACTTGAACCGGAAGCGGTCCTTCTCGTGCTCGATGCTGCGAAGTAGAATCTTCGCCCCTGATGGGAACGTCCAGACGAACTTCGAGCTGTTCGGCCGCCCGCCCAGGCTC